GTGTATAGGATCCGGGAGTCTGTAATGCTTGCATCAGAAACGTTGAAAATGCCTGTTGTAGAGCCGTGGTTATCCCAGCGTCTGCTGACACCACCTTAGCTCCCAGCCCCTTCTCACTCACCACCGTCAACGTCACCCCGTCGTTACCGTCGTCCACGACCGAGTATACGATATACTCATCCTCGCTGAATACTCCGATCCGGAGGGACGTATCGTCTGTGAGATCCTGGTTATACTCTACGACCTGCCTCAGATTGTAGTCATTGGCCGTAGCTCCGGGATAGCTCAGCCAGACACTCTCAGCATCATCCAGAGCAGACTGGAGATCCTCCAGGGAGATATTGCCGGTGAACGTATTGTTCTGTCCGGCCGTAAGGTTGACCACGATGCTGAAATTGACCACCGGAGCCGGTCCGGGATCTCCGCCCAGGTCAATGACCGTAATATCTCTCAGGTAGCCGTTAGTCGCAGCGGACGTGTCGAGTCTGGCCTTGATCAGCTGGTCGTTATCACCCAGCATTACCACGTCCCAGAGATCATACTCACGTACCAGCTTTGCGGCTACTACGGATGCGTACAGCTCGCCAAACTGGCTGGCTGCGAAGAACTTGAACGTCACAGGCTGGCCGTCTTGCAGTGCGTTTGAGATATCCTCTCCGTCCGTAAATCTCAGGGACGTGGATCCTGTCACCGGTGAGAGCCTTTTGAGCCTTGCCCCGCCTCTGAAGTCAAACGTGGGACCTTTGACCATGGGTCCATAAGGATGCCCGTCTCTAGGCTCACTGTTGACCAGGAGCATATCAGCACCCTTGGGGATGGGTATATCATAAGTGCTCCCTGACACCCTGTAATTAGGGATATCCTCATGCAGTATAGAGCCGATAGGTTTGAAATAAGGTAAGGAGCTCGTCAGCGGTCCCTGTCCGAACACTATGTCCTCAATAGTCGGAGCCAGTCCGGCCGGATGCCATCCGGAGAGACGGTACGTCAGACCGCCGACCACGTCAAAGTGGCACCTCATGGAGTTCGATGCACCCTCATAGCCGCCTGTTCTGTCCCAGTTACCGGTACCGTCCTCAGTCATTTCCACATAGTCCTGAAGGTTGGTATATCCTTCGATCTTGAGTCCCTGGAGATAGTCGAAGATATTACCGGCAGCTCTCGCTGACGGTACACCGTAGGCCATGGTCATAGTAGGATCAATAGGCGGTTCGGTGAAATGTTCATCCATCCAGTCCTCAAACTCATCCGGAAGCTGGCTCCGAACCTCCGCCGGCAGTTTCTGGTCGACGATACCCGGCAGCTGTTCCTCAACAGCCGGATAGATCTCCTGCCGGACCACCTCTCTGATGGTCGCCGGCAGTGCCTGGATCGCATTGTCGAGTCTTGTGATAGCCGCAGCCAGATCCTGCTCATCATGGTCGAGAGCTGCCTGTGCGTTCTCCACCGCCGTCTTGAGCTCGTTGAGCTCCGTATCGTAGGCCGTATATTTTGCCTCCCACTCCTTAAACTGGTTGATCATCCAGTCCAGGTTAAGGTTGTGGAGATCACTGTAAGGGAATTTTTCAAAGATTGCCATCTTTGCACCTCCTTAGTATACAATTACGCAGAACCTCTCTTTGAAGTCCTGTACTATTACGTCATAGATCGAGAAGTCAGACACCTCTCGCTCTTCTTTGATCATCTGCTGGGTGGTGGTAACGCCTATGTTACCCTGCTCCGTCCGTTCATAGGTCCGGCCTTCCTCATTCTGAGAGACCGACGTGCCGGTCCTGGAGCTGTTGGCCGTACCCTCCGATGAGGCCTCCGTGGAAGTGTCCTCGTCCACGGTCCGCTGCTCCCGGTTGTTGTAGGTCGAGCTGTCGAAGGCTGAGACCTTCAGCTCGTCAGTGCTGTCCCTGGTGCCGGTCACGGTTTGCGAGTCAGATCCTGACGTATTTGACTCCTCCTGAGACTGGGCCGTCCCGGTTCCAAACCGTGTTTCGGTCTCCTTGATGGTGCCGTCTTTGTTCCAGATGGGATTATACTCAAAGTTCTCCGTGGCCAGGAGCTTTTCCCATTTATACTGGGATTTCTGCGACCAGCGTTTTATAGCATGGTGCATAAACTCCCAGGAGGGATATAGGAGCTCCAGTTCAGCACACTCCATCAGTATATCGTCAATGACCTGATCAGAGTCTATGCCTTCCGGAAGTACCATCTGTTCAAAGATGGAGTCGTCCAGATTATACAGACCCAGTATCGACAGTTTCGCCTGCATCGTCAGCACCTCCCTCCTGGTTGAAGTTTCGGATCTCCTCTGACCAGTCAACGGAGATGATATCTCCAAACAGTCTGTTGGTCATGTCAATGCCTTCTTTGAGAGATCTCATCCAGCCGGTGGCCAGAGACCTGGTCTCAAAGTTGTTGGCATTGACCTCATCGGTGATTAGCCGCTCACGTTTATCAGTGTTGGCGTTTGGTATACCCACCTCAGTACAGAAGGCCTGCTCCACCTTCTTGAGATCCGCCAGCACGTCTCCTGCTATATAGTTCTCTCTTAGGTTCTGAGAGAACGTAGTCCAGAGAGGAGTACCGTCCGGGCCGAACAGCTTAGGATCGGTGACTACGGCCGGCTGACCGGAGGCCACCTTGTCCAGCATCTTTTTGAAGGTCTCGGCAAAACTCTTACTCTTGGCTCCGAATACATAACTCAGCTTGGAGTTCATCATGTTGGTGCTGGCCGTCGCAGCCGCCAGAGCCATAAGGTTCGCATAATACTGAACGATATCCAGCACTCCGCCGTAGTCCGGCTGGAGCCGGATAAGGCTGCACTCGGTTCCGATCTCCGGAGTCTGGATGCCGCCACGGATCAGCGGATTGCTGACCGTGACGTTGGTGGGCTGGTACATGACGTTATATCCCTTCAGTCCGCAGGCCTGAGGAATAATACCGAATTGATCCGTATTGATCACGGCTATATATCCCCAGCAGTACAGGACGTAGAGAAAATAGTTCAGGTTCCAGCTCTCAGGGACCTTGAATTCGAATACGCTCATGGCCTTCTGAAGAAGGTACCTCTCAAAGTACCGGTTCAGACCGGTCCTCTCCACGTGATAGACTGAAGGCTGCACCTGGGAGGACACTATGTTATTGTAATCGTAGTAAGACGGAAGTCCCTGCATTATTCAGTCACCCCCAGTATATGAAGAATATAGTCGTCTGTTGCATAGTACGTTGTGCTTGAGGCCTGGATAGCCCACCGTCTCGTTGATATCGTTATGGACGTAACGTTGGTGATCTTCTTGACCTCAAACGTGTGCTTATTTATAAGCAGGACAGTTATTTTCATCTTGTCCTCCTTTATGCGATATAGAACCCTGATGTCAGGAATTGTTCTATAGAGTTCAGCTCGCTCTCGGTTGCCGGTGCATCAACATAACCATGGAGACATTGACAATACCCGGTGACGTTACTCAAGGTCGTGGTGATACAGTTCGGTATACCGCTGGAGACCGTGTCCTTCATGGTGATCCGGTTGTGCTTAACTATCAGACAAGGCGGCATTAATGCAAAGGGTAGAGTTGAGCCATTGGACCCCTTGTAAGTGGATCTTGGTGTCAGAGCCATGGCTCCGGAACCGATTGCACCCAGAGCACCCAGCACGTCTCCGGCCTGAGCTGACGTGGTAAAGTCCGTAATGGCAGCAGCCGTGTCCGCCAGCATATTGTTGGTGATACCTCCCACCGTGATGGGAACGCCCACCTGGCCGTAGTATCTACCTATGAAAGACTTGCCGCTGTCATTGGCTGTATTATAGTTCAGATATACGTCACAGCATCCTTGACCACTCATCATATCTACATAGAAACATATCTCCAGATCTCTGGCGAGGATCCTCGGAACCGGGTTCAGAAGCTGTGAGTCAAGATGGTATGTCCCAAAGGGCTCCAGCTGGAGAGTATATTCTGTATATGGAGATGCATTGAGCCAGTAATCGTTACCGGATATGGGTGCTCCTGGGTGAGTAGGGATTGTGACCGTGTGGGTCCCTGATGACCAGACCGGAGGGCTGCTGATCTGCTGAACGCCTCCGGATCTCAATGCTGATACCGTTCCGTATGTTATATACGGGACCGTGACTGTGGGCAGTTGTGATGCAGGTATCGGGAACCACATAGCGGAAGTTATATACTCAAGAGGTTTCCAGTCTGCTCTTATGGCACTGGTAGCCGCCTGGGCGATCCACTGCTGCACCCATCCCAGGAAATCATCCGAATAGGATCCTGTGCCGGTTCCAAACAGCCAGTTCAGAAATGTTTTCATCTGTGCATCCGTAAACGCATAGTATGACGTAATTCCTGAGTATGACTGGAACGCCGTATCGTCACTATAACCGGCTATTCCACAGACAACACTGTGACCAAGTCCCCATATATCGTCAAAATACAGCTGTGTTGCCGTGGCTCCGTTAGCTGTAGGATATTGACTGTCTATAAGAAACTTGTGCAGATCGGCAGGTGTCTCGCCGGACAAAGCTGCATTATTGTCAGCTCTCAGTACATACTGCCGGGATGTCAGTATATAGCTTTTCCAGGATGCCAGCACGTCTACGGTGAACGAACCGGTCCAGATCCCTCTGTTGTACGTCCACTCCCGGAGCCAGTAGTACCGACCGAAGGTCGGTATGTATAGGTAGTTGTACGCAGACGGCGAGGCCGACGTGTGGAGCTCAATAATGGGATCCAGCACACCGGCCTCGTCCTTTAGCACTACGTCAACACTGGTTCCGCCGGTAGGAACGGCTGTAGAATTATGTTTCTTGGAGAACGTATACAGTGTGACGTTCATATTGTGTACCTCTTATGCCTCAGGCTCACCCAGAGTCAGAACGACACAGTTCTCGGTGAAGTCGTTCCAGTAACGGTCAGTGAAGTGCCAGAAGGTGTTGGAATAGCCGCCTCTTGCGTTGAGAGGAGTCGTCTGAGACCACTCGTTGACCACGGTGTAGCCCATGGCTTCCTCGTCGAAAATGACACCCAGCACGTGCTTGTGGTTGACCGTCGCCTCTTCAAGAGTACCGTCCGCCTTGGTGACCCCGGCCTTGACCGATACCTCGGTGGGAGAGACGATGCTCTGCCAGAAGTTGATGGGCTCGTTCTCGACCAGTCTCATGTATTCCTCGTTGAACACAGAGGACAGGGCCGTTGCATCCGTGGTGTTCAGATGGCCGGTATAGATCAGAGCCTTCTGTCTGTCCTTCGGAGTATGTCTCATGATGGTGCCGGCCGTCAGGTTCTGATGGAACAGCTGGGATCTCTCGGTCATGAGCTCAGAGAGAGTCTTGACGTAGCCGGAGAACCACTTTGCAAAGCCGACAAAGTTGTCCGGAACGTAGACAGTCGCCGCGGTGAGCTCGATACCGGTGGCCGCCTCATACTCGGCCAGAAGGTCGATATACTGAGTCAGGTGGATCTTGCCGCCGATCATATTGGCGATGGTGTTCCTTGCCGTGGTCTCATGAGCCTGCTCGATCATGTCGGAGATGTTCTGCATCTGACCGGCGATGAAGGACGCAAATTCATCCGGACCTCTCATAGCATTGTCAAGCTGATCCTTGTAAACGGTCGTGCTCTTTGCGTAGGTGTCGGCCCCGAAAAAGTTGGTTTGCAACACCGCGGGCTTGTTCACGACCCACTGATCAATGCTCTCACCGTCCTCAAGAGCAAACCTCTGGTCTGCCTCAAAAGGCTTGTCGATATAATTGATCTTGCGGACGTGGTTGCCGTACCGGAGCTGGTCAGCCTCCAGTACTTTGAGCTTACGGTTGTACGGTCTTACGGAAAAGATCGTCTTGCTGAGGACCTGGTTGATAGCAGTCATCAGCGGATCATAGCCGGTCTTGAGACCGATCTGTGCCACGCTTACGAATTCCGACGTATTGATAGGATCGGAGATCGCCGTCCCGGTGGCCAGGGACACCATATCGGCCAAAATGGTCGACAGGTCCTTGAATTCAAGTCCAAGGTTTGCCATAGGTTTTATACCTCCATAAGTCGGCCTTATTCGGCCTTATTAGGCGGATTTATGATCTTCGCCAGGATCTGCTCCGCCGAGGCAGGTTCCGGCTGTCTGCTCCCTGTAATGTTAGAAGCCTGAAGTGATGTTTTGAGCTGGTCTCCCATTTTCTCGACCATCTCAGCCATGGCGGCCTGAAGTCCCTCCATGGTGATCCCCGGCTCAGGAGCGGGCTCCGGTTCCGGTTCCGGTTCAGGTTCCGGCTCCGGTTCCGGTGCCGGCTGTGCAGCTCCCATGGCTACCGTGATAGCCGCCGCCAGTTTCATAATTTCTTCGTCTGTCATGATAGTAGCTCCTTGTTATTTATTTGCTGTCCTTGACGCAGCCCAGCCGGTCGAGGATCACGCATACCCTCATCAACAATCTATTAAGTTCAAGGCCGGCCCCGGATCCGGCAAGGCTGCCATCGTTCACCATCTTCTGGATGGTCGGTCTCGCCCATTTCGGCACGTCCTCCACCTTGTCGGCAACAATACCGATCTGGAGATCATGAGCCTTAAGCTCATCCTCTGCCACGTCCTGAGACAGTCTCAGGTCGTGCAGCATCCGGTCGAGACCCTTTACAGCTCCCTCAAGATAACCTACCCTTTTGGACAGGTCCTCAATCATATCTATCATTTTATTGACCTCCTTGCAAAGTTTCGGAAAACGTCCGTACAGCCAGCCGCCGGGACAGGCCGTCGCCTGGAAGAACCGGTGTGCGGTCAACGTCCGGTACGGCTCGGTATCTGAGAATTCCAGACGGAAACCGTACCGGATGCAGATGTCCGCACAAAGGGTTATTAAGGAAGTCCAGCTCGCCTCGCTTATAGACCAGGGCTCACCGTTTACATCGTTGGAGACCTCAATGTTGATGGCTCTCTGGTCATTGTCCCAGTTGCCTGAAGTCCAGGCCCGGTATTCCTCCGGGACACAACAGCCGATACGGCCGTCGATACCTATGCAGTAGTTCGTTGATTTATCATAAGGTGTAGACAGGAATTCACTGAGTATGCTTTCAACAGTTCCACGGCCGGCCACGTGGTGGACGGTGATCCTGGAGACCGGCAGCTCTCTGGCTGACCGTTTCTGACTCTCCCAGAAAACGTCTGTAAGATCACTGATCGTCGGCATCTTCATCACCGTCCGCTTTCCGGTTGAGCAGGTCTATCACCTTCCGCAGGACCGGAGGGATGGGCAGCCCTATCAGTCCCGCGTTTTCGATGATAGACAACAGCTCGTTGAGTATATATGAGATGCAGATAGCATCCCGGATAAAAGTCGAATTAAACAGCCGGTCCAGCTGAGCACCGGCCACGACAAAGATGAGCACTATCATCTTACGTGCAAGGCCTCTGAAACCTACCGCTGAGCTCAGACCTCCGGTCTCGGTCTTTTCGGATCTCCCTGTCAGAGCCACAATTATACCGGTCAGGTAGTCCAGACCCATCATGATCAGGAGCACTGTAAGAGCACCACTCCAGCCACCGAACAGAAAAGCCACTCCTGCTCCGGCTATTCCTACGGCTGATTGGATAAAATGCTTCATGACGTGCCTCCTGTTGAATGAGAAAAGGGGAGATTTCATGAGAGGAGCTATCTCATGGACGGCCTTCCGGGCCTGCTCTTGTCCGATCTCCCCTTTGATCTCCCCTATATTATACCATATTTTTCCAAATTTGTCAAGATCTAATCCCAGTACCTCCGGAACAGCACCTCGCAGGTGGAATTTTCAAACGTGATCTGGTTGGTAAGATAGGCCTGCCACAGATACCAGCAGTGTGCCTGAAACCTGGTCAGCTCAATCTCGCTGGCTCCGAATACCGCCGGCGGAGATCCTGTCTGATGCTCTGAGATATAGAAGTCCTGCCGGCTCTTGTGACGGTAGACCGTGATCTCACCCACTTTTACCTCCGGGACATATTCGACCAGTTTCCGGGATCCGACGGACAGATCGTCGATCTCACTGAAATCATTGTCCAGAGCCATGCCAGAGAAGGCTGTGCCGGCTGTCGCCTTATACAGAGCCGTTTGACGTTTGGCCTCTGCAATTTTCTCAGATTTAGGCAATAGTAAAGCGATACCTCTATCCGACAATATAGATATCTCCTGCTTAGATCTCTTCATTTTCTCAACCTTGCCCACAAGATTGAGGACCATGAGCAGCGGAGCTCCCAGCTCGTTGGAGTTTGACAGTCCGTAGAAACGCAACGGAGGCTTGCCGTTCAGCTCTCTGTTTCGGGCTACGGTCTCATAGGCGTTGAGAATGGCATTCCCTTCATCCCGGATCTTTTTCTCCCGGAGTTCCGGAATGAACTCATCCAGGATCATCTCCTCGGCATCAGAGCCAAAACCTCTAAGATTGCTGAATGTCGATAACGGTGCAGCATGGCCGATTGGATCCGGATGCTCTGATCTGTATATGCTATAGAAACCTGGAACCTTGCCGAGACCCTCGCTGTATATGCCATACTCATGATCGGTGTTCAGCTGTCGGAATACGGAAAGTTCTGAAGTCATAACGGCATCCACTTGATTTTTCTGACGTCGCATGAATAAAAATTTACGATTATTATCTATAGACTCCTTTAGTTTTCCGTAGGTCTTACCTGTGCCCCGTCCGCCTATTATAAGGGTAAACGGCATCCCTAAAGACCGGATATATTCCCAGTTCAGATATCCGTCATCTCGATATAGTCCCATAACAGATAGGCCGGGCATTGAGCCCGGCCGTCCTCCTCTCGTTGTGTGTCGCAGCAATTGAAGTTATCTTTTTCTGGTAGCAGCACGTTTCCTCGGTGCCAGATCCTCTTCCTCATCCTCTTCGAGATCCAGAGCCTCATAGGCCGCCAGGACCTCATTACTGATATAGTCCCTGGTCTCTTTGTTGAGAGGAAAACTGGTGTCATAGTACTCACCGTCACGTCCTTCCTGAGACGGCATGGAGACAAACAGTCCCTTCTTGCCGGACAGGATCCGGAGCCCTGTCACGTCGAATTCATCGT